GCAGGCGCTTGACAAAGTCAGCCTGAACCTACGCGACAGCGAATTCGTCGCGATTCTGGGTCCCTCGGGTTCCGGCAAGACCACCTACGTCAACGCCCACCTCGCCCCCAAAGGCGTACAGGTCGTCTGCCCCGACAACCTGCGCCTCGCCTACGGGCACAGCTTTTACGGCCCCATCGAGCCGCATATCCACGCGCAGGTCTACCTCACCGTCCGCGCCCAGATGTACCGGGGACTGGATGTGGTCGTGGACGAATGCCATGTCCGCGCCGACCACCTCAAACGCTGGCGACGCCTTGCCGACGAGATGGGCTATGAGATGAAGCTGCTCCGCTTCGCCGTCCCCGCCGAAGACTGCAAAAAACGCCGCGCCGCGCAGAACCCCAACTTCCCGCTGGAGGTCATCGACCGCATGGCGGACAGTCTCGGCACGGACTGGCGCGACATCGCCGCCCTGTTCCGGGGGAAAATCATCACGATCATCCCCGACGGCGAAACGGGGGCCGACGAAGCATGATCCGCCTGCCCCAATCCTACGACGAGGGCTTCTGCTCCCTCCTCGAAAGGCTCCGTTCGGCATACCCGGCGGAGCTTTTCCGTCTCGAAGGCATCCACCCGGACCAGCTCGACATCAACGCGGTGAGCCGGGACTACTTCAAGACCTCAGACAGGAAGGGCTCCGCCACGGCGGACCACTCCATCGACCCCAACGCCAACGTGTCGGGGCGGGACGTGATCACCTTCAACTATGAGGTGCCCAAGTCCCTCATGAAGCTGAACAGCCTGTACAACCTGTGGAAAACCATGAAGGAGCTGTACGGGCGGGACGATGCCGACCAAGCCATAGAATACGAAATCAACGGCACCCTCTATATCAACGATGTGTGGGACATCGGGCGTCCGTACTGCTTCAACTACTCCACCTACGACATCGCGCTGGAAGGGCTCAAAATGGGCGGACGGCTGAACATCGATCCGCCCAAATCCCTCAACGCCTTCCTGCGGCAGGTGGAGCAGTTCACGGTCTACGCGGCGAACTCCACCCTCGGGGCCACGGGGCTTGCGGACCTGCTCATCGTGGTCAGCCGCTATGTGGACGACATCCTGACCACGGGCTATGACCACCACATCAAAATCGGAAAAGCCCCCCGCGTCTGGACCTACGTGAAGGAGTCCCTGACCTCCCTCATCTACACCCTGAACTGGGAGTTCCGGGGCAACCAGTCCCCCTTCACCAACGTCAGCGTGTATGACCGCCATTTCCT